CGGCATCGGAAGCCGCTGAGGCGAAATAAGCGCGCCCGAGGGAAGGAATCCAGATGCCTGCGCCAGTTGTGGCGCCGGCACCTGTACCGAGAATGGCATCCGCCTCTGTGCGAATCACCACTGCTCCATTGGTCCCACCAGAGATGCCCTTCACCAGTGGCGCCCCGCACGGGTCGGCGAGGAGCTTGGCGTAGGCTGCGGCGGCGGGGTCAAGGGGCGGGGCAGCACGGACGGTGGCTGGTCGGGTACGGGGTGTGGCCTTACGGTTTCCAGATCCTTTCTTAGCGCGCATGCCTTTTGTCTTAGCCATTGAGCAAATAGTTTGGGAGGGTAAAGTGAGTGCGGGTCGTGGCACTCCTTTCCAGGCACACATCAAGGGTGGCGAAATGCTCCTCAAGAGCAATCTGTTCGGCCGGGTAAACGCCGTACGCCAGCCAAAAGCTGAAGCGTGCAGCATCTGACACAGGCGCCGTGCCGCTCGTAAGCCCCCTCGACATGAAATAGAATCCACTCTGCTTGAAGTTGGTGTTGTTGGCCCCATGTTTGCCATTTGCATGGCGATGGAGGCACTCGTAAAACGCCTGCATAACGGGAACCCCCTTAGACAATGAGGCACCGCATTTGCTTACGTCCCCGAGCCACGCCTTGTATTGATTGGGCGTAATGCTGGCGGGACAGCCCTTCAGCAATACGTCCTTCGCGCAGGCTTTCCAGGGGTTGCGGCACATGATGTACGCACCGTTGGCGTAAACGGGGCGCGTCTGGCAGAATTCTATCTGTTCAAACTCCGCAGCCACCCCGTCAAGCTTCATGGTGAACCCGTACTTCAAAAACCACTCCCTGATGCCGGTTGTGATGCGCTCAAGGTCGCGTTTTTCAACAATAAGGCAGCAGTCATCGCCGTTGTTTGCCAGTCTGCCCTTTACGCGTCGCTCGTCAACGAGGCGCTTGATCAATGCACACATAAGTAGGCAGTTGCCCAATGATGTGTTCATGTCCCCACTCATACGGCAGCCGCGCACCTTGTATCTCACCGTACCCTGTGGGGTGCGGATGAAACCGGTGTTGTGCAATTGCATAGCAAGGAGCCGGGATAGCTCCTTGCGATGAGCGGGGAAACACGCCGTATACACGGAATGTTCCCAAGCCAATGCATCGTAAGACACGTGTTGGTCGAACCGACTGGCATCCAATAATATGGCGACGGGGTTGTGGAATTCCAACCAGGCCTGGTGTAAATGCCCGGCAGCCTCGCTGGCATTGAAGCCTTTGAATACCGTCGGACCCCCCCAGATGTCGGAAATGGCAGAATACACCTTCTTCTCAAGGACTCGGAGGTATCTGCCCACGCACGCATTGTACCGCGGAGTGCGCGGCTGAATCAGCCGCGGTGCCGGGTCAGGCTTATTGCGCGTGAGCTCAACGCCCTCGGCCTTGGTAAACGAGCTCATGTACGCGTCGCGCTTGGTTAAGGCCTTCGTGGAAAGGCTAGCGCAGGCTGCTTCATAGCGCTTGCGGTGCGCCCCAGTGTATAGCTCCGGAAACTCGGAAAGCATCAACGGGGGGGTCCAACCACATTTGCTCACAACCAACCCTTTAAAAGAGTTCAACGTCGCACTGAACACGCCGGGGAGGGGTTTGGGTGGCACCTTGAGCCCCTTGGGGCCCTCTACGGCGAACACCCTTTCCCGCAAACCCCGCAAGGCATTCGCCATGCTGTTGTCGTGAATGACCCAATTGCCGGCCCGGCCCAAGTCCTGGCACACGGCAAAAGTTTTGACCTTGTGGGGTGTCCCAGAGGCGGGCAGACGCACAATACGTTCGCTGGGAGCCCGTCGCTCAACCAGCGTGGTAAATGCTGCGCACACCTCTAGGCACCCCTATTCGGAGCTGCCGGGGATACGGTCTGCCAGGGGGATTTTAACCCCTTGGTCGTTCCGGCTCTCCCCGGTGGGACCGCGGTCACGCCCGCGCCCCGTGCCCACCTGCAAGCCAGGCCCCGAATCATCCTCAATCCAGTGATCCTCGTCCTCCTCGTCAACGCAGGGTGCGGAGTCATGTCCAATCAGCCATTGGAGGAAAGTGCGTCGCCCAGATTGGTACCTGCGCTTGCGCTCCCTCACGCCGGCCGATCGTGCCCAGTCCCGGGCGCGGATGTCCGCCGCCGTAGCGACAAACAATGACTCCACCACAAGCGGGGCATACAGGCAGCGCACACAGTGGCGTACACAGTACTCCTCCATGATGTCGCTTACGCGTTTGACCGCCACCAAGCGGTTGGCCGGGGTATCCTCCAAGAGGCCCCGGTCCGCCCGGGCTATAGCCCCGAACTTCTGCACGAACCGGATACGTGGGTGGGGCGCCTTCAGCCGGGTGGTGATCGTGTCCACCTCGGGGGTCTCGCCCCACAACCTCCTCGCGGCCCAGCTCTTCCAAGAAGTCTTCCCAATCTCGTGCCTGTTCACGGGCCCAGCTTCCGCTGGGGTGCCCATGACCTGGGCCCAAATGCCCTGGCTGGCCACCCCTAACTGACGCAACGCCGGCAACACCAAAAGGTGTGCCGTGCTGGATGCCAGAGAGGCTGAAAGTGCGCATGCCTGGGGAATGGGCTCCATTGGGTACGGTCGGGCGCGCTTGGCCGTTCAGGTCAAGCACGGGTGTAATAGGGATGGAAGGTTGCATGCGGGGAGGTCAACCCTGCATGCAATTGTCGTGACGCTTACGCGCTGTCATACGCCAACCTCGCCGATACACTGCATAGCAATGCCTGCCAGGACGGGGCGTGTGAACGCCACGGATAAT